ACTGGCCTGACCGTCACCGACGTGGGCGTGGTGAACGATGCAAACCCCACCAGCAGCGACGCTATCCTTGCCCAGAGCCAGACGCTGGTGCTGCTGGCCCAGCAGCTGAACACAGGCAACGGCGATGCCCTGCGCACCATTGCCTGCATGGCGCAGGCCGTGGCACGGGGCTGTGAGCTTTCTGATCTGACCGAAGAAGAGACCGGTATCATGGCGCACTTCAAAAACCCCGCCATGCCCAGCGTGGCCGTGACGGCGGATGCTGCCATCAAGATTGCATCTGCCCGGAAGGAGTTTGCCGGAACGGATACCTTTCTGGAAATGATCGGCTTTGATCAGGCGGACATCCGGCGCATCAAGGCGCAGGAGCAGCGGGCGCGCGGGCAGAAACTGCTGATGGAGATGGAAGATGCAGATCTCAGCGAAAACGTGGAATGAGTACATCACCCGGCTGTCCCGGCTGAACCAGAAAGCCGGGCAGCTCATGCGGGACTACATAGACGCCCACGGCACCGCCGACACGGACGGCCTTGTGGCCTACGCCTACGGGCTGGTGACCAAGTACAGTGAAGGCAGCGCAGAGCTGGCCTGCCAGATGTATGAAGCACTGGCCGAGGCGCAGGGCGTGTATGTGCCCGCCGCAGAGCCTGCCGCTACCGCCAGCTATGGCGAGGTGGCCCGCATGGTGAGCGCTACCAAGGACCAGAACCCCGCCAACCTGCCAAACGGCGTCAGCCGCCTTGTCAAGCGTGCCGGTGCGGACACCACCCTGAAAAACGCCATCCGTGACGGTGCCGAATGGGCATGGGTGCCCCATGGTGATACCTGCCCTTTTTGCATCACACTGGCGTCCAACGGCTGGCAGAAGGCCAGCCAGAAACTGCTGAAGGGCGGCCACGCGGAGCATATCCACTCCAACTGCGACTGTGAGTTTGCGGTGCGGTTCCGTTCCGGCACCACTGTGGCGGGGTACGATCCGGACAAGTATTACCGGCAGTATCGTGAGGCGGGCGGCGACATCAACAAAATGCGCCGCATTGATTACGCCGCCAATCGGGAGCGCATCAATGCACAAAAGAGGGCGGCGTATGCAGCGCAGGCATACCGCAAGGATCTGGGTGCAGCAAGTAAGATCACACTGACCCGCAGAACGGAAGCTGTTGAAATCTCTGTGAAGCAGGTCGAATCTTACAAAACGCCGGTTTTTGTTTCAGATAAAGCGTCTATCAAGCCCAAGGCGCTGCATGAGGTCAACCAGAACACAGAACACGCATTGACCGAATGGGGTGTGAGTATTGACCGCAAGCCTAAAATCGTGATCGTCAGTGATGATGAATTGCGCGGTGCAGTGGGCGTCTATGACCCCTGTGAGAATATCGTTTACTACGCTGAAAGCATCGGCAAGAAGGCAGTGCAGGAAGCATCCGGCGGTGCTGGTGCCGTTGAAGCTCATGAAATGTGGCACATGAAGCAGGCAGATGATTTCCGGCAATCCGGCTGGACGATCACCCGCGAAAATCGCGGGGAGTATCTCGATGTTCTGTGCAAAAAGTGCAAGGAACGCATTGACAAACTTGGCATTACGCGCGATAATGTAGGAGAAATCAGCAAATATGCTGCTGATATGTATTTAGGCGACCGCTTTGATGAAGTCGAGGCGGAATTTATGTCGTTAAGGAGGCGAACGTAACATGTGCATATTGGGTTATCCCCCGGAAATTCAAAAGTTAGTCGATACGTTTGATCCTTACCGTACAGCGATTCTTGAAAAAGACTTTTCTGCTGTTCCAGAGGAAGCGTTGAAAGCGTATCATAAATTTAAAAACTGGGCCTGGGAACAGGATCAGTAATTGAACCACGATGCACATGCACCGTGGTTTTCTTTTGCCCATTTTTAAGCACGATGCAGTTTTGCACCGTGCTTTTTTCATGCCGTTTTAGCTCATGTCGGAAGAGCGCCGGTCTCCAAAACCGGAAGCGGCAGGTTCGAGTCCTGCAAACGGTGCCATGCGGCGGGCGGCGCGTACCCCGCCCACGACCGAATACTGACAGAGAACAGTGTAAAAAACTGAGGTCTCACACACGAAAGGAGTTTCCACCATGAAGCGTGAAGACGTGAAGAACAAGATCCCCGGCATCACCGATGAACAGCTGAACTGGATCATGCAGGAGAACGGCGCAGACATCAACCGGGAGAAGTCTGCAGCCACCGCCCTGCAGACCCAGCTGGACAACGCAAACGCTCAGCTCAAGACCGCGCAGGACGGCCTGAAAGCCTTTGAAGGCGTGGATGTGGCAGGCCTGCAGGAACAGGTCACCAAGCTGAAGGCCGACATGAAGGCGCAGGCCGAGGGCTTTGCCTTTGACAACGCGCTGGACACTGCCATCCTGGGCAGGAAGGGCCGCAGCGTCAAGGCAGTGCGGGCTTTGCTGGATCTAGACGCCCTAAAGGGCTCTGCCGACCGCAGCACCGACATCGGCAAGGCGCTGGACGAGGCTGCCAAGGCGAACCCGTGGGCCTTTGGTGATGGCCAGCCCGGGTACCCTGACGTCAGGGATGGCGGAGACCCGCATCACACCCCCACCGGCTCTACCAGCGAGCAGTTTGCAGACTGGTTTGCGCAGGTGACCAAGTAACAAAGGAGTATTTTTATGGCGACTGATATCAACCGTACCACCTCTATTGCCCTGCCCGGCGAGGTATCCAGCGAGATCCTGCAGAAAACGCAGGAAAGCTCCGCTGTCATGTCTCTGGCCCAGCCGATCAAGCTGCCGGGTCTGGGCGTGACCATTCCCGTTATCACCGGCGACCCGGAAGCCGCATGGGTGGCGGAGACCGCAAAGAAGCCGGTCAAGCGCGGCACACTGGACACCAAGATCATGCAGCCCTACACGCTGGCTGTGATCGTGCCCTTCTCCAACCAGTTCCGCCGCGATGTGCCCGCACTGTACAAGCAGCTGGTGAGCCGTCTGCCGCTGGCTCTGGCACAGAAATTCGACGCTACTGTGTTCGGCGGCGTCACCGCGCCCGGTTCCAACTTTGACACTCTGAAGAGCTGCACCGCGCAGGAGATCGGCACCGACGCCTATGCCGGTCTGGTGGCCGCTGACGCCGACATTGCCGAGCACAACGGCATCCTGAACGGCTGGGTGCTGTCCCCCAAGGGCAAGGCTCTGCTGCTGAATGCTGTGGACGGCAACAAGCGTCCGCTGTTTATCAACAACGTTGCCGAGGGCGCTGTGCCCATGATCCTTGGCTCCCGCACCCTGCAGAGCAAGGGCGCTTACCTCTCCGGCACGCCGGATGTCGTTGGTTTTGCCGGTGACTGGACGCAGGCCATGTACGGCACTGTGGAGGGCGTGCAGATTGCCATTGCCGATCAGGCAACGCTGCAGGATGGCGAGGACACCATTAACCTGTTCCAGCAGAACATGTTTGCCGTGCGTGCCGAGATCGAGGTGGGTTTCCGCTGCGACACCACCGTGTTCAACAAGCTGACCAAGGCGGCGGGCTGATGATGAAGTTCATCAATCAGCTGACCGGCACGGTTATGTATGTGGCCGAGGAGCGCACGGCAGAGTATGCTGCCGCAGGCCATAGGCAGGTGGCGCAGGATCCTCCCGCAGCCGCTGCGGCTGAAAAGCCCAAAACCGTCCGCAAGGCCAAAGCAAAGTGAGGTGACGCCATGCTTTACGCTGAAGTGCAGGACGTGGAAGCAGGCTTCCGCGCCTTGTCCCGAGACGAACAGCCACAGTGCGCTGCCCTGCTGAGCGAAGCCGCCGTGATCATCGACAGCTACAACCCGGATGCAGGCAAAGATGCCAAGCGGGTGGTCTCCTGCCGGATGGTGCGCCGTCAGCTGGGCGAGAGCGACAGCGGGGGCGGCGTGTCTTTTCCCATGGGCTCCACGCAGGGCACTGCCACGGCGCTGGGTTACAGCCAGAGCTGGACTATGAGCGGCGGCTCTTCCGGTGAGCTGTATCTGTCCAAGCTGGAAAAGAAGCTGTTGGGTGTCGGCAGCCGCGTCGGTGCTCACAGCCCGCTGGAGGACTTATGCTGAAAGGGATCGATATCACTCTCTATACCAAGAAACAGACCGGAGAGGACGGCTTCCATGACCCGATTTATGAGGAAACGCCCGTCACCGTGCACAACGTGCTGGTGGGCGAACCCTCCGCCGATGAGATCACCACCGAATTGCAGCTCACCGGGCGGCGGCTGGCCTATACGCTGGCCATCCCCAAGGGCGATACCCACGACTGGGAGGATGCAAAGGTAGAGTTCTTCGGCCAGAGTTTCCGCACCTGCGGCGGTGTCGTGCAGGGCATTGAGAGCATGATCCCGCTTTGCTGGAACAAGAAAGTGCAGGTGGTGCAGTTTGAGTAAGGTGAAGATCGAGCTGAACAGCTCCGGCATCCGGGCGCTGCTGCGCTCTCCTGAAATGCAGGCGGTGCTGAAAGACCGTGCCGACACCGTGAAGGACCGTTGCGGCGATGGCTACGAATCCTATGTGGCCCCCACCCGCGCCGTGGCTGTTGTGGAGACCGCTTCCCGCAAGGCCTATGACGACAACTCGGCCAACAACACCCTATTGAAAGCCGTCTCCGGCAGCCGCAGCGGCGCAACAGTGCATGAACACAAGCGCCGCCTGAAAGATGGGCGTGTCATCACAGTGAGGAGCTACCAGAGAAAGAAATGATCGAAGAAGTCATCTTGAACTACCTGCGGAAAAATGCCTTTTCCTGCTACATGTCCATGCTGGAGAAGCCCTCCGGCAATTTTTGTATCCTCGAAAAGACCGGTGACAGTCCGGACGAAGGCATTTACACGGCCATGCTGGCGGTGCAGTCCTACGGCAGCAGCGATTTTTCTGCCGCTCAGCTGAGCCATTTTGTGGTGCAGGCTATGCTGGACGCCGACACTCTGCCGGAAATCGTCTCCTGCGACCTTGTCACTGAGTACAATTTCCCGGATACCACCCGCAAACGGCCAAGATATCAGGCCGTCTTTTCTATTACACATTACTGACGAAAGGAAGTATCTCTATGGATGCAAAAAATGTAAGCGCCGCAAAGCCCAAGGTGGGCGGTGCCGTCTGGCGCGCACCTCTGGGCACCCCGCTGCCCACGGATGCAAAGTCCAAACTGAACGAAGCCTTTGAATCGCTGGGCTACATTTCCAGTGACGGCCTGACCAACTCGAACTCTCCCAGCAGCGAGAACACCACGGCATGGGGCGGTGATACCGTGCTGACCCAGCAGACCGAAAAGCCGGACACCTTCGCCTACACCCTGCTGGAAGCCCTGAACCCGGCGGTGCTCAAGTCTGTCTACGGCGATAAGAACGTTGCCGGCACGCTGGAGACCGGCATCACGGTCAAGGCCAACAGCGACGAACAGCAGGACTGCAGCTGGGTCGTGGACATGGTAATGAAGAACAACGCGCTCAAGCGCATCGTGATCCCGGATGCGGCAGTGTCTGCCGTGGGCGATATCGTCTATTCCAACGGTGCGGTGGGCTACAACACCACCATCACCGCGGTGCCGGACACCGAGGGCAACACCCACTACGAGTACATTCTGGGCGGCACTGCCGCCACCCAGTCTGCCGCCGAGAGCACCGCAGACAATAAGGAGGTAAAGGCATGATTGCAAAAACGGAATCCGGTTTTGAGATCGAGCTGGACGATGAAGCCATGAACGACGTGGAGCTGGTGGAGGCCATCGTGGAAATGGACACGGACGGTACCAAGCTGTTCTATGTGGCGGACCGCCTGCTTGGCAAGGAAGGCAAGAAGAAGCTCTACGACCACCTGCGTGACGCCAAGGGCCGCGTGCCGGTGGTTGCCTTTGGTGCAGCGATCGGTGAGTTGATCCGCAGCTTTTCCGCAGGAAAAAACTCTGCATCCTCTCCGAACTGATCGCATCGGACGAGGACGCGCTGACCTGCGATTTTGCGCAGTATTACCACGTTCTGGACTGGCGCAGCCTGCCGCCGCGTCTGGCGGCCACCCTTGCTGCAGGTCTGCCGGAGAGCAGCCGCAGTATGCTGCGGCTGGCCGGGCAGCGGGTGCCTATAGAAGATCAGCTGCAGGCATCTGCTGCCGACACGCTGAACCGCATCGAGTGGTGGTTGCTGGGCAAGCCCGGCAGGCCGCCCAAGTCTATTCTGGAAGCTCTGACCGGCACAGGCTCCGGCAGCGACACGGAGGATGTGCAGAGCTTTGCCAGCCCGGAAGAATTTGAAGCGGCCATTGCTGCGCTGAAAGGAGGTTGATGGAGATGCCGGACAAAATCGAGATGGCGAAAGCCTATGTGCAGATCGTGCCGTCGGCAGATGGCATCCGGGCTGCACTGACTGACGTTTTTGACGAAGAAACGGACGGCTTAGGCGCAAAGGTTGGCCAGAGCATTGGTGCCCAGCTGGTCGGCACTATCAAAAAAGTGCTTGCCGCCGCTGGCATCGGCAAAATCATCAAGGATTCCATCGACATGGGCGGTGCCCTGCAGCAGAGCATCGGCGGCATCGAGACGCTGTTCAAGGACAGTGCCGATACCGTCAAGCAGTATGCCGCACAGGCGTACCAGACCGTGGGCCTCTCCGCCAACGACTACATGGAGCAGACCACCAGCTTTGCGGCCAGCCTGCTTTCCAGCGTGAGCAAGGATACCAATGCCGCCGCCCAGCTTGCCAACATGGCCATGGTGGATATGGCCGACAACGCCAACAAGATGGGCACGGATATGCAGGATATCCAGAATGCCTATCAGGGCTTTGCCAAGCAGAACTATACCATGCTGGATAACCTCAAGCTGGGCTATGGCGGCACGCAGGCCGAGATGCAGCGTCTGCTGACCGACGCCGAGAAGATCTCCGGCGTCCATTATGATCTGGGCAACCTGGCCGACATGTACAGCGCCATCCATGTGATCCAGCAGGAAATGGACATTGCCGGCACAACGGCGAGAGAAGCCGCAACGACCCTGACCGGCAGCTTTGCGGCCATGAAGGCAGCGGCGCAGAACGTGTTGGGCAATTGGAGCACCGGCGCAGACCTGACGGCACCCCTGCAGGCACTGACGGACACGGCCCGGATCTACCTTGTGGACAACCTGCTGCCCATGATCGGCAACGTGCTGCAGGGCATCCCGCAGGTCATTTACGGCCTTGTGCCCGAAGTGGTGCAGACCGGCACCGAGCTTCTCGGCTCTCTGGCGCAGGGCTTCACACAGGGCATCCCGGATTTTCTGGCGAATGCTCTGCCGCAGCTGCTTTCCTTTACAGAAAACCTGCGGGAAAATGCCGGGGAGTTCGTGAACGCCGGTCTGGATATGATCACCCAGCTGGCCAACGGCCTGATCGCAGGCCTGCCGGACCTCATCGCCTATGTGCCGGATATCATCATCAATATCTGCGGCATCATCAGCGACAACATGCCGAAGCTCCTTGCAGAGGGCGTCTCGCTGGTGGTGCAGCTGGGCGTGGGTATCGTAAAAGCCGTGCCTGACCTGCTGGCCAACTGGAAGAAGATCCTTCAGGCCGTGTTATCGGTTATTTCTGCAGTGAACTGGCTGAACATCGGCAAGAACATTCTCACCGGTGTGGCAAGCGGCGTCAGGAGCATGGGCTCTTCCATGCTGAATGCCTTCAAGGGTGGTTTTTCCAGTGCTTTAGCCTGGATCAAGAGCCTGCCCTCGCAGGCGGTTCAGTGGGGCAAGAATCTGATCCAGAGCTTCATCAACGGCCTGACCGGCAAGGGTAAAGTGGCGGGTATCGCTACCGCAGCCACTGCCGGTTTTACCATCGCCGATGTTGCCAGCCGTGACGAACTGGCCGACTGGACCTCTGCCAACACTAGCCTTGCCGACAGCGCCCAGACCGTGGCGGATATCGCTATCCCGGCCTATACCAAGTCCGGCAATGCGGCAGCCGCCGCAGGGAAAGCAGCGGGCACAGCCGCAAAGGCCGCCGCATCGGTGGTCAACTCTTACTCTGACACGGTGACCGAGGTGCTGGGCAAAGTGACCCGCACCACCCAGACCGTAAACGAGGAGCTTTCCAACGGAAAGAAGCAGCAGACCCAGACCATCACCGAGACCAGCCGTCAGCTGGTGAACGGTGTGCTGAAGGACATCAAGACTGTCACCGAGATTGACGCGATGGGCAAGACGACCGTCAAACAGACCATGGAAACGGTGCGGGAGATGGCCAATTCGGTCACATCGACCTTTGACACAGTGGTAAATGGCATTGCTACCAGCACCAAAACCATCAAGGAAACACTGACCGACGGCACCGAGACCACCAAAAAGGTGATCACCGAGACCTTCAATAAGGTGGTGGACGGTGCCCTTGTGGTGGTCGAGCGAGTCAAGAACATTGCCGCCGACGGCACCGAACAGGTGGCCGAGACCATCAAGAAGGCCAGTGCCGACAGTTTTTCTGGCCTTGTAAAGGGCTGGCAGGGCGAGGCCGACAAGGGCGTGCTGGGCACTTTTGGCACCTTGTACAAAGCTGTGAAGAGTCAGGACTGGCTCAGCGTCGGGCAGTGGGTCCTTTCCACCCTGTACAACGGTCTTGCACCGGAGACCAAGCTGCTGATCGATGACTTCGGCAAGAATCTGATCCAGCAGGTCAACGGTTTTCTGGGCGAGGGCATCAGCCAGCTGGCCAATGGCGCGTGGGACCTCGGCACCCAGATCTTCGACGGCCTGACTGGCGGCTTTGGAGATGTGGTCAGCCAGTTCTCCGGCCTGGGCAGCACACTGCTGGACATTTTCGGCGGTCTGCAGGGGCCGCTGAGCGCGGCGGCTCTCGCCATCAGCAAGGGCCTGCAGGGCGGTCTGATCTCTGCATTCCCGGAGATCCTTGCTTCGCTGGGCGGCCTGATCGGTGCCATCGGCGGCGCGTTCGTGGCAATGCTGCAATCCATCGGCATGGCGCTGCTGCCGACCGGATTCGGGACCCCGAAGGGCCTGCTGATGATCGCAGCGGGTGTTGCTCTGGTGGCTGCGATCGCGGCCATCGTTGCATCGCTCGGCGGTGCCTTCAAGAAAAAGAGCACACCCGGCACGGGCAGCTCTTCCAGCAGCGCCGCAGGCAGCACCGTCACCGAGGCTTCCAGCAGCCTGTGGGACTACGAGAAGAAAGCTCCGCTGCCCCAGCGCACTCAGCGGCCCAATATCGAAGTGAACCAGTACATCTACAGCAAGGCGCAGACGGCGGCGGACCTGATGCGCGAAGCACAGTATGAGCAGGAAAGGGCGGTGCTGCAGGGTGTTTGACGCTGTTTTTACCTCCAGCACCGGACAGAGCTTTGCCTTTGGCTACAAGGCCAGCGTGCTGTGGAGCTGTGACCCGCTGGGCGACCTGCCCGTGGATCTGGAAACCAGTCAGGGTTATCAGCAGGTGGGTGCTCCTGTGGAGAGCCGCAGCATTTCCGGCGTCACCCGCACCATCACCGGGCGTATCCTGCGCAATGTCGATTACTGCAAGCGTCAGCTGCGGGACGTGTTTGCGCCGGGCGTGACCGGGCGTTTCACCGTGGCCGGGAAATACTGGTGTGACGCCGAGGTGCAGCGCTGTCCGGCCATCAGTGCGGCGCTGCTCTGGCCCACTTTCAGCTTTCAGCTGTACTGCCCCAACCCCTATTGGCACAGTGTAGAGGAAACGCTGGCCGCGACCATCAGGGTGACACCTGTGTTCCGCCTGCCGGTGTGCTACGACGCGCACCAGTTCGGCATCCGGGAGCAGGCCGATTATATCCGCATCGTCAACAGTGGTCTGGATACCCAGAACTTTCGGCTTTCACTGTCGGCCAGAGGGCCCGTGGTCAACCCCGGCGTCCTTAACCCGGAAACGGGCGAATACCTGCGCTTTGTTACGACCCTGCAGGACGGCGACGAGCTGCAGGTCTACCGCGAAAACGACCTGCTGCGGGTCCAGCAGCTCATTGACGGCAAAGCCTACGACGTGCTCTCCATCCTTGACGGAAGCAGTACCCTTTGGACGGTGTATCACGGTACGCAGGCATGGCAGCGCACCGCAGAATCCGGCGACGGCTGGCTTTTCCTGACGCTGACCATGCACGCAGCGTATTCCACCATCATCACGGAGGGTTCCAATGGCTGAGATCATTTCTGCACTGACAGCATCCGGGCACAAGAGCATCTGCGTCTATGATATCCGGCTCAATCTGCTGGGCCGCATTGAAAGCTGGGTCTCGCTGGTCTGGCCGGAACGCTACAACGTCTATAGTGACACCCAGGGTGCACAGCTGGAGCTGCACGACACGACCGCTTTGCAGGCGCTGTGCCGCCCGGACCGGTATCTTTGGCTGGTGGGCAGCGATCGGCTCATGCGCATCGTGTCGGCCCAGAAATCCGACCACAAGCTGGTGATCGCCGCAAAAGACGCCGCCTGCATTCTGGATGAACGCGGTCACACGGACACCCTAAGCAATTTTGCCGCAGAGGAAACGTTGCGAAGTCTGGTATCCAGTGCTGCTGCGTGGCCCTGCCTTGAACTGGGCGATGCTGCAGGACTGACGGACACCTACAGCGGCGAGGTCAAGCCCGGCAGCCTGCTGAAGCTGGTCGAACAGGTGTGTCAGGAGCTGGACATCGGCTTCCGGGTGCGGTTCGATCAGCCGGAAGCGAAACTGCTGTTTGAGCTGTTCCGGCCAAAACTCGACCCGAACGCCCGGTATGCGCCGCAGTACGGCAACCTGACCGACCTGACCTATACCGAGAGCATCACGGACTATAAAAATGTGTGCGTGGTCGTTGGCGCGGAAGGTACCGCCACCGTGGGTGCAGCGGAGAACACCGGCTCTGCCCGGCGGGAGCTGATCGTGGATGCTACCAGCAAAAAGAAGGAAGGCGGCCAGTCTCAGGCGGACTATCTTGCCGCCCTGCGCGCACAGGGCGAGCAGGAGCTTGCCAAACATACCCGGCTGGAAAACTTCCGCTTCACCCCCACCGGCAGCATCACGGTGGGCATGGTGGTGGAGGCCAGCCTGCCCGGAACGGACATTCAGGCCGCTGCCCGCATTACCTCTGTGACCCTGAGCTCCCAAAAAGGTAAAAACTCGGTCAGCACAGAGATCGGCACCCCGATCATCAGGAGGAAACAATGAGCATTATCACATATCCGCTGAACGGCGTGGTTTACAGCGCCGAGGACGTGGCCACCTACCTGTGCACCCGCACATCCGGCGTCTACTCCAAAGAGACCAACTTTGCTGTCAGTACCACCGGTACCCGGCAGATCACCGTTGCGCCCGGCCTTGCATGGATCAATTACGACGACTTTAAAGGCGTATCCGTGTGCAGTCGGGAAGAGAACGTCTTGACCGTCCCCGAAGCAGACAACACCCTCAACCGCGTGGACCGCGTCGTGTTACAGTTTGACACCTCGGAGAATATCACGGCGATCAAGCTCAAGACCGGCACGCCTGCTGTGGCCGCACAGCCGCCCGATATTCTGCAGAACCATAATCAGTACGAACTGGGCCTGTGCACCATTTCGGTGCCTGCAGGCTCCACCGCCGTTACCGCCGCCGACATCTACGACACGCGCGCAGATGAGACCGTCTGCGGCGTGATGCGGGATGGTGTGCATGGCATCCCCACCGGCACGCTGGTGCAGCAGTGGAAGGCCGTGATCGAATCCATGAGGGGTGGCAGCTTTTACACCCGTGCCGAGGTGGATGCGCTGTTGAAAAGCTTGAAAAGCGTGGATCCTTTTCCCGTGGGCAGCATCTACCAGAGCACCGCACGTACAAGCCCTGCCGCACTGTTCGGCGGTACATGGCAGGAGATTGCGCAGAACCGGGTACTGATGGGTGCTGGCAGCGGCCACGCAGCGGGCACCACCGTGGAGGCCGGACTGCCGAACATCACAGGCTCTTTTGTCGCGGATGTAAAAAAGGGTGAACATAAGGTATCCGGCGCATTCACTGCCGGCAACGTGATCGCATCTACGGGCGAATACAATTCCTTTTCTGATGTATATAAGTTCAGTCTGGATGCGTCCAAGTCTAATGCCATCTACGGCCGCAGCGCCACCGTGCAGCCTGCCGCCTACTATGTGCACATCTGGCGGCGCGTGGCCTGAGAAAGGAGGTTTTGAGCGATGATCCCTGTGACATTTGACACTGTGGCAACATTGCAGTTTGGCAGTGAGGGTCACCCGACCAGTCTGCACTTTGCCATCCCGGAAGAGTGGAAAACCTGCAAAATCAGACTCCACCTGCGGCGCAGCGACGGTAGCTTTGTGCCCCCGATGCAGCTGGACGAAAATGGATGCGTAAAAGTAAACCGCAGTGACTCCGGCAAGACCGGCGGACAGTGGATGCTGTCGGCTGAAAGTCCTGACGGAAAAGTATCTTACTCGCGAATCGGCAAATATGTGACCCCCATGGAGGTGACACAATGAAGATCCTTGACGAGACCGGCGCGGTCGTGGAAAACCCGGACCTGACGCTTGGGTATCTGACCACCAGCACTGAAGAGATCACCCACCCTGCCGTAGAGGGCGTGGAGGAGCAGTGGCACTGGGAGACCGTGACCGAGTATCCGAACGGCGGCATGGACGTGCAGCGGGTGGTGGATGTGCTCGGCGTACAGGCGCAGGAGGAATGGGTGGAAAAGGTACCCATCCAGAGATACATCCGCTACACCGCCGAAGAGCTGGCCGCGCAGGAAGAAGAACGCAAAAAGCAGGAAGCAAAGGACAAGCTGCCGGAGACGGTGGCGGCGCTGAATGCCGCTCTTGCCGACGCAGACGCTTTGAACCTTGACCAGGACTACCGCCTAACTCTTTTGGAGCTGGGCGTGACCGATGATGAAACAACTGAAACCGCATGAACAGAAAGGAATGACTACTATGGCACTTTATAGAACCTGCAAACGTATGATCGAGCGCGGCCAGACCGCCGGTATGGAAAAGAAGCTGGATATCTTCTACGCCGCCGCCAAGCTGACCGATGAACAGTACGCCGAGCTGACCGAGATGCTGACCGAAAAGACCAGCGCCTGACCGGGCCGTGAAAGGACGTGATCCATATGGCGATCAAACAGTACAGCCTGAAAGCAGACAGCGCAAAGCAGCTCTCCCCCGCGTTCCGTGTGCGGGAGTTCCGCTGCCGCGACGGCACCGACACCATCCT